CAAAGAGAGCGTTTGCTTTTTATTATGAATCAAGTCATTAGCACTATGGAGTCCTTAAGAGGCGACCAAGTGCCTATTTTCCCCGACTATGTGAACATTAAACATATCGACCAAAGAACCGCACTGCCCGACAGTTCCGGATTCCTCGACAATGTTAATGCAGATATTGCGGCGGTTCTTCAAGTGCCACGCACTGCGGCAGGCCAAGAAAAAGGTTCAACCTTTGCGGCATCATACACTGCAAACCTTTGGGCGAGCAATGCAATTAGACGCATTCAAAATATCCTAAAGCAATCGGTAAATGCACTATTTAGTGCGCACTTGGATTTATTAGGTATAGACCACTCAAAAAGAGACTTGCCAGTATTAACATTTGAGCCAGTCGATGAAGAAACACGCCTTGACAAAATGCGAAGGGCGACATTAGGTTACAGCAACGGAGTTCTTTCACTGAATCAAGCACTTGACATAGTAGCGTTGCCCGAAGAAGAAAATGGCGATATGCGCAAAGACGCACCAACGCCTCAAACAGAAACGCCGGATGAACCCGAAGAAGAACGGGATGAAGACGAAGACATGCCAAGAGAAGGTGAAATGTGATGGCAGATGATGTTATCGGATTTAGAATGGATGCAGTAGAAGAAGATGTTCGAGATTTGAAACAACTTTCTGCGCAAATAGTAAAGGCACAAACTCGAACAGATGCACGCCTTGCAGGTCTTGAGGGCGAGTTAAAAGTTCAAAATGAAGTTCTTAAAGAAGGGTTTGATTTACTGCGCAAAGTAATGTTTGCAGGTATTGGCATTATCAGTATTGTTCTCACCGGCACATCGGCTATGTAAGTCTGTTTGATAAAAGGATTGATAAAACACTGATACTGTGGTAAATACTATGGGTGGTAAGTCCTTTAACGACAAAATGGTTTCATCGACTGTAAAACCTGCAATTTATCTGTGGTTGCTTGCCTGTGGCGCAGTAGTTGGCATGGGTATTTGGAAACCCGATGTAGTTTTACAAAATCTCGATGGTTTCATTGCACTTATTGCTATTATCGGCGGTGTGGCAGGCCCAGCACTTTCAACAGTTCTGCGCATGTGGGAATCCGAACAAACTCAAGAAGTCGATAATATCCCGACTGAACTAAAGCATCAACGAGAGCGTGATGGTGCAGAAAAAGACCATAAAATCGAACTTGAAAAGATTGCGCAAGCCCATATCAATGAAATGAAAACTTCTGCGCAACTGCACAGTCAAGAGATGGATAAAATACGAACTGCGCACAGTGAAGCAATGGACTCTAAGAAAAAGGCGTGATTTGAATGCCCGACCCAAAGCCTCAAGAAACCGAAGACGATTATATGATGCGTTGCATGGAAGATGGCGAAATGATTGAAATGTTTGATGATAACAAACAAAGAGCCGCAGTATGCAGTCGATATTTCAAAGAAGGCAAATCCTCAAAGGCAGAAGAAGTAAGCGCACTACAATACGGAAAGCCTAAGAAAAATGACCCTCGAAAGACTCCTGCTAAACCAAGCGAGCGCAGAAAGGGTTCTAAGAAAAATAAAAAGGATTCTGCAAGCAAACCGAATAATAGTATCAAGGTAAGCAAGGAAACAGAAGCCCGTTTGCGCAAAATGATGACTGAACATAACAAAAAGGTTTCAAGCAAAGGTAAAGGCTCGAAAGCAAGCATGGGTCGCCTAAAGTCTGTATATCGAAGAGGTGCAGGCGCATTTTCCCGTTCACACGCACCCAACATGTCAAGAGGCGGTTGGGGTATCGCAAGAGTCAAGGCATTCTTGTATTTGTTGCGAAACGGCAGACCAAGCAACCCAAATTACAAACAAGACAATGACTTGTTGCCAAAATCACACCCAAGAGCAAGTGTCGATGAAGACTATGAGGATTGGGACAGTGAAGCATTTACTGCCGCAGAATATCAAGGGCGCAAAGTTACACTTAACAAACCATTCCGAACTCCTAAAGAAAAAAAGAAGTTTGCGGTATATGTTAAAAATCCCGCAGGTAAAGTAATTATTGTTCGCTTTGGCGACCCTAATATGGAAATTAAGCGTGATGACCCAAAACGACGCAAAGCATTCCGTGATAGACATAACTGCGCAGAAAAGAAAGACAAAACAACCGCAGGTTATTGGTCTTGTTATCAATGGCGAAGCGGTTCTAAAGTTGAAAGCAATGAAGACTTTAATAAAACAGATGATGTAGTGATTGAAAGTATGGGCGACTGCGGCGAAAAAGCAGAAGACTGCGGTTGCGGTTGCACACATACGCATGAAGCGGCAGAACCTAAACCATCCTCCGATGAAACACATGACGAATATATGAGTCGTTGTCAAGAAATGGGCTACTCCGAAGAAGAGTGCATGGAAGCACATAAAGACCATGATTTCAAAGAAGAACAAGAAGTCGAAGGCTACGGAGGCGGCGGCAGTGGCGGTTATAGCAACTCTTGCAGAACTGGCTACAAAATGGAAGGCGGAAAGTGTGTTAAGGCTACATTTCAATTAGATGTTGATATTACCGTTGATGATATGGTCGTTCAAGCCGATACTGGCGAATACATTATTGCAATATCCGGAATCGCATTTCATCAAGGAACAAACAAGAATGGTTGGGAGATTACAAGAGCAGGGGCAAACCTTGCAGTATCTCAAATGATTGGTGCAGATTTAACACTAAATCATCCTAAATCCGAGAATGGCAGATTTACCCGTAATATGACGGGGGGTATTGATGAAGCAGTAGTCGGTTTTGTTACAGAAGCAACCACCGTTGATAAAATGGGTGGGAATTGGGAGGTTCGCTTCAAAGCAGAAGTTCACCGCAAAGAATTGTTTGAATCCCTTGAATCCGGACTTTGGCTAAGAGAAGGCTACGGAGTGTCTATTGGTGGGAGTGGAGTTCCCGATGAAATGATGGAAGCAGAAGATGGCAGAATGATTATGAAGTTTGAAACAGATTTCACTTTCGACCATCTCGCAATTGTTCATCGCCCTGCATACTCCGGCGCAAAGATTCAAAGCGTTGAGAAGGTAAAAATGGCAGAATCCGCAGAATCCTTTAATAGTCATCAACAGTCTCTTCCGAATATCGCAACGGAGACTACTACCATGAGTGAAGAAGAAATTATCATCGCATCCGAAGAAGAGGTTGTCGTTGAGACACCTGTTGCAGAGGAAACACCAACTATTGATTACGCCGCAGAGATTGAAGCACTAAAGGCTTCTCTTGCAGAGCGTGATGCAAAACTCGAATCTATTGAAGCCGCAGAAAAAGCGGTTGCAGAAGAAGCACGCCTTGCTCTTGTAGAAAAGGCAACAAAAATGGGAATTGCAGGCGTTGCAGACCTTCCTTCGGAAACCATTGAAACAATCATGGCTTCCTTTGAGGCTAAAATGCCAGTAGCAGAAGAAGCATCCCCTGTCAAGGAGATGACACCTGTTGCATCCAATGTTGAGGCTACTGTCCGAACTCCTGTCGAGTCCGAAGAAGTAGTCGCAAATTACCTTAACCGCAAGTTGGTTAAGACACCAGTTTCCCTCTATGCAAAGGCATGGAACGCATGGGCGGGTGCATGGAATCAAACTCTATCAGCCGCAGAACGAGAAAGTTCGGGTGCGCCAACTTTTGAAGAGGCACGAAACAAGAATCTTATTTGAATGGTGATTTGAAATGGAAAAAGAAATTAGAAATGCTGTATTGAAAACTGGAACAACTGTCGCAGGTCCGGGCTATTTGCTCACCAACGACGGAACATCGAACACACTTGACTTGGTTACATGGGGAGAAACCGTTCTCGGAGTCTCTGCTGACGAATCCGAAAGAGATTCTTCGGGACTTGTAACTGCCGCAGGTGCAACTGTTGGCTACCGACCACTTGGCGGAGTTATGATGATTGCTTCAAAGGCTTCTCAAACTTGGACTACTGGACTTCCTGTTTACGCAGACAACTCCGGACTTGTTGCAGACGGTGATGACTCCGGCGGAGAAACAGCCGGAAAAATTATTGGCTACTACATCGGTGAAGGTGCAACCGGAACTGCGGCAGGCGACTTGATTCCTGTTATGACCGGCGTTGGCGGTGCTAACTGAAACTAAAAAATAATGGAGATGAATAATATGCCAAATGAAACCCTTGAACAAATCTTGACTATCGAAGCCGCAACTGGCCCATTCGGACAATCCGATGCAGTGCTTGAACAAACCCTTCGAGACTTTATCGAACTTCAATCCACTACAATTTCAGTGGGAACAAAAGTTGTTGGTGTGCGCTCTGTGCCATACCTTGAGTTTACCTTTTACACTGGTGCAGAAGGAACTTTTACTTATCCTCTCGCTGATAACGCAGTTACAGACCCGACAAAAATCGGAACTGCTTCTTACAGCGTGCATTTGAAGAAGGGACAAGGTCGATGTATCTTCCTTGACTCTACTCTTTTGCGTGGCGAAACTTTCGAGAATCTCGACAGGCAACAAATGGCTATTGTGCGCAATCGTGCATCAGTCATTGACAACCTTATCATTTCTGCTCTTATTGATGGTGCAGGACAGTCCCTTGCAGTCGCAGGTGGCTCGGAATGGGACACCGCAAGCGGTGATGCAGAAGCAAACATTCTTAGCGCAATGGATAAAATCTTCGAGAACGGTCGTGTCTCCGGAGATGAACCACTTGCTCTCGTTGTTCCTTCAAAGCATCGCAATGTTCTATTGCAGACTACTCTTTACGGGAATGTCGTTGAATCACTTCAAGAGCATTTGAAGCGAATGGCAAACTTGACAATCTATTACAGCCGTGATGCACTACTTGCTGACACTGCACTCCTACTAATTCCGGGCGCAGAAACAGCAGAGTTCTTGCAATACAATGGTGACGGATTCATGGAAACCGAACTAACCCGTATTCCGGGCGTTGGTTATGATTGGATGCTAACCGGCTACATGGCATGTGTTGTTCACGAAATGCAAGACGGACAAGCCGCAGGCAGTGGGAAGAACAACCGCATTTGTAAGATTACGAACATCTCTGCTTGATGCGAGGTGTTTTAATTGAGCGATAGAGCCGACTTTCTTTGCAAATACGCAGAAAAGCGTCTTGGTCGTTCCTTATCGGATGATGAGGCAAAGTTAATCTCTGCCGAAACAAGCCGAAGGGCGGTTCAAGACTTATGCGATGGTTTCAAAAAACCAGTAGCAAAGGCTGTAAAGACCTCTAAACCTAAACCAAAGGTGATTAAGGATGAAGAGTAAGGCGGCAGTTGCTAAGGCACTAAAGGAAAAAGGAATCCCTCTTCCCGAAGAAGACACATTCGATGCTCTAATGCACCGTTTTAATTCTTGGGAGGCAAAGCGAGGATATTTATTCCGCAGAATTAAGTCTCGATTTTACGCAAGACAACAATTACCTGTTGAAATCCCTATTGGCACTGTAATTTTTGTTCCCGCAAGTCAATTTGCACGAACAGTTATGAAGACTGGCGCAATGTTCCCTTTGGGTCGAGCAGAATACAACCCCGATGTTCATACTTTAATTGATGTTCCTAAAACAGAAACCTTTGAAGAACCAAAACCAAAGGTTGAAAAGAAAAAGGCTACACCGAAGAAGTCAAGCAGTGCAAAGGTGAAGAAGAGTGGCAATAACAAATCCAACAAAAAGTCAAATTAGAGACTTGTTAAACAGACCGAGAGGACTGAATGACGGGACTATTGACGAATACATTACTATCCGTAGTGCGCAGATTACTCGTATGCGCAGAAGCGCAACACTTTATGGCGTTGGCGATGCAAGCGCAGTAGCAGATGTTGAATGTGAGTCAGCAATTAAGTTCCTTGTATGCGTAGATTGTCTGCGTGTAATGATTGATACTATACCCTCGTATGTGCCGGAAGCAGAGCAGAGAAGAACGGACATTAGGCTTGGGTCTCAACTTAAATCATTTGAGAGTCAAGCAAACTTACTTCTAAGTCAAATTGCCGAAAAAGGCGGCTCTGCTTTTGTTATTGATAGTAGCAATAGTAGGCAGGTGTGATTTTGACAACATATACATGGTCTGCTTCTGCAAATGGCAACGCTAATGTTGCAGGTAATTGGACTCCTAATGGTGTCCCTACTACGGGAGATACTGTGCAGTTTGTAGGCAATGTTCCCCATGAATGCACTTGGAACTTAGCAAAAGTAAGTATTATGGTTATAGAAACAGGCTTTACAGGAATTGTTAAGTTTGCAACAAATTGTATTATCGAAACAGGTTTAAGCATAAATGAAGAAAGAAGAATAAATCCTTCTGCGCCAGTTTCAATAACATTTAATGGAACGCCTGCTTATCATAGCAATTTAGCGTATGTAAAACTTAACTGCGCAGATATGGTGGCAGAAGATGGTTTGTTTGATAATCTGCATTTTGTTTATGGAAGTAGCACAAGAACCACTATTGATGCGGGAAAATACCCACACATGACTTTCAAAGCAGGGTTCAAAACAGATTATATTGCACCCTCATTTACTGCAAACAAATACAATGTTGAAATGAAAAGCATAACTATTTTGGGCGGCACTGTCACTTCGCCTACTTCTCCTTCTGCTGATGATAAGTTAATGAATTGGACTATTACTTCGACAGGCTCTCATAATGGTGGTTCAAACCAACTAAATACAAGCGGCAGTGGCGTTGCTTTTAATGGAGGCGCAGGCACATGGACTTTTCAAGCAAAGACTTCGGGGTTCACCTTTCCCGTTACAGGCGCACCTATTTACAATAATTTTACTTTTCAGTTTGAAAATGTTATTATTGATGGAACGGCAAACGGCAATGGTGGTTTCGTAGGTGTGGTTGCAGGTGCTATTGTTCGCTTAACAAACTTAACAATCAAATCCGGTTGTTCTATGAAAGGCAGTGATACATTGGGTGCAACAATACACCTTGTCAATAGACCAACTATCAAAGGCACATGGGGCTTTTTACCCATAGCAGATGGTGTTTATCATTACAAAGGCATTTACAACTTAGGTGTTTCAGTAGGCGGAACAGGTTTGCAATCTGTGGCCAGTGGAGAAATACTTTATGGCTTTACTTCTCAAAAACTTAATACCGATGGTAATTTTAAGTTCGATGATTCAACAGGAACATTAACCATAGGTGCAGGCGGAGTCATAATTACCACAGGAACAGTAGGGAGTCCCGTCGATAACCAACTATGGGTTGATAACACTTCGGGCGCACTAATGTTTGGCTCAAGCGCAGTAGGTGGCGGAGGCGGAGGTTCGGGCGATATTACCGAAGTTAATACTAATGCGCCAATTACAGGCGGTGCTACTTCGGGCGCAGTGACACTAAGCATTAGTGCGGCATCGGCAAGCGCAAGAGGGACAATGAGCAATACAGACTTTGTAAAATTATCCAACATCGAAGCATCAGCAACGGCAGACCAAACGGATGCAGAAATAAGGGCGGCAGTCGAAGCGGCGAGCGATTCAAATGTATTCACCGACGCAGACCATACCAAACTAAACGGCATTGCCACAGGCGCAGAAGTAAATGTTCAGTCCGATTGGAATGCGTCAAGTGGTGATGCGCAGATATTAAATAAACCTACTATTCCCTCTCAATACACTGATGCAAATGCCATTAACGCAGTGCAAACGGAGGCTACTCTTGACTGCACAGGGCAAATCCATTTTCGTGCGCCAGTTGAAGTTATTGCTACTGACCCTGCACCCGCAATTACTGAATCGGGAAGAGTTTATGCTATGATAAATAGTGGTGCAATCAATTTTACTTTACCCGCAGGCGCACCCGTAGGGGTTCAATATGTTGTCATTAACACATTAGGCAATGACATTACAATTCGTTTAACAGACCCTAATGAAAAATTAAACGGTGTATCAAATGGCACTGCGCTTACTACTACAATTAACAACGGAACAACAATCGTTTGTATAGGCGATGTTGGCGCACCCGCTACATGGTATGTTATGGGAGGAATCTAAGTGTTGCCAATGTCCGTAGGTATATTGCAAGCGCAAAGTGCTTCTGCGCCTGCGCCTTCGTTTGGTTTTGACTCTTCTTGGGGTTTGCTTTCATCGGATTCTTTAGGCAACTTAGCACCAAAACTGCCTGCGTATCTTGGTGTAAATATCACCTTTCCCTCGTCAAATCCCTTTGTTCCTACTCAAAATGAAATTGTTGCTTTAGGTGCAACTCAAGTATTTACAATGGCGGCAGGCACAACTATAACTGCATTTACAGTGAGTTTTCAAAAAGGTTTATCAATAGTAAAACAAAACATTGCTACACTATCAGCCGCAAACCCCAACCTAAACTTAGGCCAATACGACCACATAGCATGGATAGGTAATGGTAATTATCTCGCAGGCTCAAACGCACCTCTTGTTTTAACTGGCGGCTTTGGTGGCGGAGATGGTTTCGGTGAAGGCGAAGACCCCGATGAAGGCGGAGGATTGATAGGCGGCGGCGGAGGATTCGGCGGCGGAGTCATAATAAATCCAAATCCGGGCGGCGGAGGCATCGGCGGTCCTGCACCTATTGCCCCTGCTTCTGTTGAAATCGACTTAATTACTCTTATTAACGCAAACACAGGGGCTATGGTAATTCCTTTGTTTTGGCTTTGGATAGCAGGCGGAATACCTGCGAACAATGCCGCAGGGGAAACACTCAAAGCCGTATTCAAAGCAACGAATAGCGCAGGGACTCCTATTACAATAACAAAAACATGGGTGACACAATAATGACGAGATGCGTATATTTAGATGGATGGTTCGACGCTAAATCGAAAGAACTTGATGAAGAAGAAAAAAAGCAAAAGAAAGACTTGATAACAGGTGAAAAGAATGAGTGAAGAAAATAGAAAACGACGAGGCAAAATAGTGTATATTCCGCCGGAAAAGTGCTATACTAATGTAAAGATTGAAGAAACACCACACGGCTACCGTTTATACAGGGATGGCGAAAGCCGTCATTTTGCGATAGTGCCAAAGTCTAAAATGGTCGTTGTAGAATACAGAGGTGAATAAAATGGATATGGAAACATTAGGAATTATAGGCGCAATAGGTTTATTTGGTGCAGGTCTTGCTTTGAAATACTACAAAAAAATCAAACCTGCTCTTGATGAAGCACTTGAAGACGGACAACTTACGCTCGAAGAAGCAATGTCATTAGCAGACGATGCAAAAGAAATTGTCGAAGAAGTCAAGTCATTGCCTTCGTTTAGTAAAATGAAGCGTATGCGCAAATCCGAAATTATGAATCTTTGCGCAGAACATGGAATTGACGCAAAGGGAACAAAAGACGAGTTAATTGCAAAATTAAAAGAACAGGTGAAGTAAAATGACTTATTATTGTAGCGTTGCCGATGTTGGTTCTCGTTTAGGGCTTGATAGTGCGCAAAGAAGTAGGGCTTCTTCTCGTATTACTCGACATATTCGACATGCTTCAATTGCAATAGACCAAACCTTTCTTGAATATGGTCGTGATGAACCAAGTCGAGAAACTGGCGAAACGACAGCAAATGGCGCAGTTGCGGCAGGTGCTACAACTCTTGTTCTTACAAGCGGAACATCATTTGCAAACGCAGGCAGTGGTAACATTGACGGCGATTCCTTTTCATGGACTGGTAAATCTACGCACACACTTACTGGTGTAACTGGCATTTCATTCGACCATTTATCCGGCGTTGCTGTTCAACAAGGAGAGTTTGCGCATGTTTTGCGTGAAGTCTGCGCAGACTTGGCCGCAGGTCAATATCTCGAAGATGAAGGAACACACCAAACTGGCGCAGACGGTGGATTAAGAGGACAGGCTTTCCGTGAAAGAGGTCATCATTGCCTTCAAAGACTTGCGCATTTAGGCAAGGCTTGATAGTATGACGCAAACATTTACTCGTCGTGGAACATACAGCGAGATGCAAATTATCAAGGATGATAGGCAGTTAATGCACGCCATGAAAAAACTTGAGCCAAATGGTGCAAAAGAATTAGACAAAACAATGCGCAGAGTTTTGCATATTGAAGTAGAAGCAACTCGAAAAAGACTTAAAGCACTTGCAGGTCCACTTGCAAGCGTAAGAACACCGGCAACATTAGGTTATGGTCGCTCAACAAACATTCACACTAAAGTAGCAAATGCTCTAAAAGTTCATAGGAATGAACAAATGAATTATACAGTTCACACAGGAGATACAATACAAGAAGCAACAATTGGTGTAGAAGGACAAAGAGGCGGAAGACTTTCGCACATTGTAGCAAAGGGTATTGACCCGTTTCGATACTCAACAACCTTGCCTATGTTGGTTCAATCAAGCACTCGTTGGTATGCTAAAACAGGTGCAAGAAATTGGGCTACGACTGGTATGCGTATGAGAGCATGGCATCCGGGTTTTTACAAAACTATGGACTATATCGGAGACACCGAAAAAAATGCAATGGAATCAATAAAAAAAGAATCAAGAGCCGCAATTATACTTGCGGCACATGCAAGTGGATTTTACACTGCCGGAGGTGCGGCTAAACTTGCAGGCAGTGGTGCAAACATTAAGACAAGCACTGGTGGAACAGGAATAAAGGCCGCAAGAGGATGAGAAATATGAGTGTATCAAAACAAAGCGATTATTGGACTGCAAGACTAAACGGACATGACCCCTTAAATCCCGTTGGAGACAACAATACTGCGTGGGTCTTAAACGCAGGCGATGCAGGCGATGGCGTTTCATCAAATGGTTATTGGCGTGTCTCTTCGGACAATGGGGGGCAGACTTGGAAACAAAGTGTTGCTAATGATGATAATTCCCTCACTATGATTGCCGCTATCCATATCGAAGCGGTTGCGAATGATGGTGAAGTTCTTATGACTCTCGACAATGGAACTCATAGAGTCGAAGTTCATAGTGATGGAACTTTCAACAAGTTGAAACTCGTTGGAACTACTACAACAACCTCCAACACTCTTGATTTGGCTATGTTGGATGATGAGGCCATTCCCGTTATATTGCGTTTGACTCTCGACAGTTCCGGCAAAGCCCGATTGTATATGGGCGAAATTATTGAAGACGATGATGCAAACACACATTACCTTGAAGTTGATGGAAAAAGTTCTTCTGCGCAAGGTGCTTTCTTTGGAAACACGACTGGAACTGTTGATTTTTATTCTGTTTATTTTACTCCGCATGGTGCATACTCTCCCGATGAAATGGATATGTCCGATTTTATTTCACATAGTCTTCTGCGCACAGGAATGAAGGTTGTTGAAGTTTTGCGCAATAGTAATCGTTTGCTGTTAAAAACACATGTAAAGTCAAGTGGAATCCGCTACGGGTATGATTTGTCAAGCAACAGCATGATTAACCGATACCCAACGCCAAGTGTGCATGTGATGATTCAAAAGGCTGACTCTCCGGACTTTTTGACGCTTGCAGGAACAAGAACCGACCAACAGTATGATGTGATGATTTTTGTTACAACAAAGGGAACTAATTATGAGAACGCATATAGACTTGGTGCATCAATTCTCGGTGAAGTATTTGATGAACTATACACCACTACTGGACTTCAAGCAGGGGTTGATAGTATTATCAACTACGATGCAAAGTTTGATACAAAAATTGACGACGACGAAACAGTTTGTATTCACACTATGACCTTGACATATATGAAGAAAATACGCATGTTCCTTAGAGAAGCATAAGGTTATAAACTTTTTAGTGGAAACATTGATAAGCCAACCATCTCTTCATTAGGAATATGGCAAATCATACAAGGTATGTCCGTATCGCAAAAGAATCAACTTATGGCACAGCCATTGCTCACGACCACGCAAGTTATGTTGTCGGTGAAGTAGAATCCGAATCATTTCAACAATCCTATGATGTAATGAAGCGTAGCGACATGAATTACTACGGTGCTTCTAAGGCAATTGTAAGCAAGAAAACCGCAGAAGGAAGCATTAGCATGGCTTTGCAACCCGATGCTTTTACTTTTACACTACTTCACGGTATTTTTGGAAACGATACTCCGTCGGGAGGTGCAACTGATGCTCGAACCTTTACAGAATTAGGAAACGGCAGTGCCGCAGAACTTCCTTCATACACTATTGCAGTTGGCCGTGATTCACACGAACACATTTTTGCAGGACAAGTTATTGAATCTATCAGTATTTCTGCAAGCGTTGGCGAATACTCAATGCTTACAGTAAATACAACTGGTGCAAAGCAAACTTCTTCTACTGGCGCACTAAAAACAGGCGTGCCAACTTATACCGGAGATGCCGCACACTTTGCAAAGTCTTATGTTAATTTCGATGAAGCCGCTACTTCTTCAAGTGGCGGTTTCTCAAACCTTGTTCAAAGCATTGATTTTGAAATTAAGACAAACCGTGATATTGAAAACTCATACAGTCTAAGCGACGAAACATGCGTGCGAGTTCCTCCAACAACTCTCCGTGAAGTTTCCGGTTCTATGACATTTCATAAGTCTCTTCTTTCTGCTGATTCCTCCGGCGGAGAGGGCGAACCTTTCTTCGATGAGTTAATGGGCGCAACCGCAACCAACGGACAAGGATTGGTTAATCCCTCTGCTTCAACCCCTGCAATTTCAGTTCTCTTTGAAGTATCAGCAACAAACTTTATTCGCTTTGACTTTTACAAAGTTCACTACGAAATGCCCGAAACATCAGTATCGGGCCGAGATAGTCAAACAATGACTGTGAACTTTCATGGTCTTTATGATTTAGCAGGCGCAGACCAAATGTGCGCTATTGCTTGTCGTGGTTCGGACACTTCAATTGTTGCAAACTATGATGCTTGAGGGGGTTCTTAGATGAGCCATACCATTACTGACCCCACCAAACTTACAACCCTTGTGGTTAGTGGGAACAATAATACAATTCATGTTTCGATTCAAACCGCACTGCGCACATTAGTTGCAGGCGATAAAGTGATTGATATTTCAATTACAAGAAAAAATGTTGGAAATAACTGCTTTGCGGTTATCACATACGAAGACCAGTAGATTTAGTAAAGAAGAGAAGAGAAGAGAAGTGAAAAAGTATGCCAGTATTAAAAAAGGAAATTGAACTAAAAGACGGAACGAAGGTTTGGGTTCGCCAAGCCTCCGGAATGGAAAAAATTAAAATTGAGAATATCCAAGCGAAGATTTTTAGAAAGACTCGCCACTTCGGGAAAGACCCCGCAGAATGGACTCCCGAACAAAACGAAGAGTTTGCAGATATGCTCGATGAGGCAGGCGGAGGTATGCTCGACCAAATCGAAGCATGGATTCCCGTTTGTATTATTGAACCAACAGATTTTGACTATAACACCCTAACCTCCGAAGAAATACGCATGTTGCTTGCATTTGTGCGTGGAGATACTTTGGAGGGTGGAGTCCCTTTGGACTAATCCATAAAATTGCACCCTCCCTATGTAGCACCTTCAAAGGAATATCACCACATGAATTATACATGAAATACAATGATGAAATGGGCTATGAAAAAATGCAATTTGATATGGAAGTCGCAAGGGAGATAAGTGAAAGAATTACTGAACAAAACGATGCCGCCAACGGTAAAGGCAATGCTAATCAAGCAGTTGCTCGCCGTAATCAAAAACGCCATCAACGAGAAACAATAAGCAACAAACAAATGGGCGGAGTAGTAGGGAACTGGTTAAAAGGCGACGGTGATTAAGAATGGCAAGAGCAGGTGCGGCAAGAGTCTTTTTCGATATTGTCGGGACTTTTCAAGCCAACAAACTAATTAAAGACACCAAGACTGCCGCAACAGTTCAACAAGCAATTCTCGCAGATGCGGCCGCAAACATTGCAGATTCATTTGATGAAATGGCAGGTGCGGTTCTTGACTCCGTAGGGGAAATCACAGACGCATTTTATGCTTATGAAACACAACTAATCCGTGTGCGCAAGTTCTACGGAGGAATAACCGGAGAAGCAGATAGATTCGCAGAATCCGCAAGAAATCTCGGTATTCAGTTTGGATTTACAGGTGAACAAGCACTTGCCGCATCCACAAGAACTTCTCAATTAAAGAATGTATTGAAGTCTCAAGAAGCAATTATTGAGGCTACAAGAGCAGGTCTTTTAATGGCCGCAGTCGGTGAAATGGAAACCGAAATGGGAATGAACCGTTTGATTGCTCTTGCGCAACAGACTGGCTTTATGATGGGTAATTTGACAAAGGCGCAATACGAGCAATTAGGCGCAGAACAACAGGCTAATTTAGTGCGTGGGAATACTCTGCGTGTTTTAGACCAGTTGAACACAGTTGAAAACACCTCCGTTGCTACAATGGAGGACATTACATTTGTTCTTAACCAATTCGCTTCACAGGCAAACATTGCCGGTGAATCTATTGGTGAAATGGCGGCTATGTCTGCTCTTTTGCTTGAGACTGGTGAAGAAGTCAGTCGTGCGGGAACTGGTCTGCGTATGATTTATCAGCGCATAGGTAATGAAAATACAGAAGCAGTAAAAGAACTGCAAAAGTTGATGGGTGGCGTTGATGCAAGCGTTGTAACACAAACCAAACTGTCGGACATTATTAAACAAATCGGGCCTGCTTATGCCTCTATGACGGCAGAACAAAAGCGAAACCTTGCTGTATCAATTGCAGGTTCTCGGCACTATGTCAAGTTCCTTAAGTTAATGGAAAATCAACCAAGACTTCTTGAACTTCAAGAAGAAGCCTATTTAGGAACGCATGACGCTATTACCGAGTTTAGCAACAGAAGCAACAGCGCAGTTTTCGAGATGGAACAATTGCAAGCGGCTATTACAAACTTGCAAGTCGATTTAGGAGAAAATCTCACTGATGCGTATTTCAAAGCAACTACACACACTCACACCTTTTACCAAGCACTTTTAGATTTATCCGAAACTGACTTTGGACTTAACACTATGGAAAATGTTATACAAGTCTCCGGTCTTTATCAAAACCTTGTTCGACCATTTGCAGATGTTGGTTTTCAAGTCTTTAACATGGTTATCGCCATGAAAACTCTTGGCGCAGTTCAAAAAATGATGAGTATTGAAGCGCATAATCAAAAGAACGCATACATGGCTTTGGCAACTGAAATCGAGTTTGCTAATTTGACCCAAACGAGATTCAGTGCGAATGGGCAATTGTCTTCGCAGATGAATGTCAATGCAATGAATAATTTTGGCGTTGCGGTTGATTCTACACAGATAAAGCATAACAAACTATATCTTGTTGAAAATAAACTAAATCAACAAAGACATGAAATGCAAGCAGATATGGCGGCTTTGACGGTTTCTTATAACAACCTTAACAGTTCATTAGGGAGTGCTACTTTTGAAACAACAGAATATGGGAATACAGTTTTTTACACCGCAGAAGGAGTAGAAAAATTAAACGCCGAAATGATGAGAAATGATGCGAGTTTCTTAAAAGTAAGTGCGACCCGAAAACAAACAATTGCAGATTTAAGAATGTATGCGGCATTGCAAGACGGGGCAACACTATCAACTTCTACATTTAATGCTTTACAATCACAGGGCGTTGAAGGACTATACCGTAGGAACGCCGCAATGCAGGCTCAATTAGGGGCAAGAAGGCAAGAGCATTCGTTAATGCAATCGGAGTTTTCACTGCTTGTTCCTCTTACTGCGGCCGAGCAACAACACTATTCAATAAAATTACGAGCGCAAAACCAAATGATAAATGATAATCGAATACAAATGGGTAATATCCGAAGTATGATTATTCGCAAAAAATTAGCAGGTGAAGACATTCCTATTGCGCTACAAACAGAAATGGCGGCTCTTGAAAATAAAAACGCCTCACTAATGGAAAGCAACCTTCTCATTGAACAGTCTATTATTGCTTCGGAACAAGCAGAGCAAGCCATCAAGGAAAAGACAATGGCAGAGCAAAGGGATAACATGACTGTGATGCAAGGCGTAAAGGCTGATATGCAGGCTGTATGGGCTAACAAATCCCTTGCGGGTGCAATACAGGGTGTAAGTAAATCAATGATGCCAGTTGCCATGATTCTGCCGTTTATCGTAGATTCGGAAAAACAAATGAGCGCAATTATTGCGGCAATGGTTATTCCTAAAATGGTTGCATACATTGCGGCGCAAGTAGCATTAAACAGAGAAAAGGGGAAAAGCATTGTTCTTACTGGTATGATGACAAGCGGTTTATCTCTCGTTGGGGCAGGTTTAGCAATGGCGGCAGGATATTTGCTTATTGATGCTTTTATGAGCAAGACAGGTTTCTTATCCGGTCCACTTGACAACCTTAACGAGTTTAATGAAGGACTTAACACTATGGAGTCTCGTCTTGCAGATATAATGAGCGATGAAGGCGCAATTTTGCCCGGAATTGTTGATGCTTCGATGCAGGATATTAAAAACGATGAAGTTGCTCTTGGTGAATCGTTAAAAACCATAAGAGACCAAATCGAAGAATACAAACAAGGTATGTCGGCACTCGATGAAGACAGCATTCTTTACGGTGATATGAATACGGCTTTGAAAGCCGCAGAAAATGCAGAAGCAGATATATTGGGAGTTCTTGACTCCAAAAGGCGACTCGCAAACATTAACAGAACTCTTGACGACGAATTGTTTCATGGCGCACAAATGAATACTTACGAACAAGGGCAGTTTGTTGGTTTAGACTTTACGCACATATTACCCGGAATTGGCGGAAAAGTAGGCATGGAATATGACAAAGAAATGTATAATGTAACGCACGCCGATTTAACGGGTCAAATCTACCATGAACAATTTGAAGACGAACAAGATGCTCTTGATAGAATGGCAGAGTTAAATGAAATATATGATAGAGAAGCACTAATTTCGCAGAAAAACTTTCTCGACACGATGTTTGAGCAACAAGAGCAAGCAAACAATAATGCAGAAGAACAGTTAAAAGCCGCAAATGAAACTGCAATGGGTGAAATGTTTGGCTTTGCGAATGCAAGAGAAGAACTATTTTTCGGCCAACGACAAAACTTTACTGGTGCATTATACAAGCAAGTATCGCAAGGTGGCATCGAAAACCTTCTACATAAAACAGAAATTATTCAAACCAATGTCTTTAATGGCATGACATTACCCGAAATGGTGAGTCAAGTAGCAGATGGAGTGCGAGCAGAGTTAAGAACTTCGGGTATAGGTGTATGATATGAAAACAGTCTCTTTTGAACAGTCTTATTGGCTTACAGGTTATTACGAAGATTTTCACAGCGCAAGAGCAGTTGCAGATGACAAAAATACTGCAAGTTCCCGCACGCTTTCACATACGCTTTCACATCATGGCAGTCTTTACGGCGGAGAAAATATCCTAAGTCCTCGTTTTTCTCACCCTTATGTAGAGCGTTTAGGGAGTGGTGAATATGCCGCACTTGACCCTGCGCAACACGGAGGAACAAGTTCAAATGATTCATGGGATTATGCGCAGACGGCAGATACAAAATTAAAAATGAATCGAGGTTTACATGAATGGATTACTGTTGATACAGCAAACACCGATGGCAGTTTTCCCGAAAACCAACCAAGACTTCTTATCCCGACTTCTCTTGCGGCAAACAGACAACGATGGAATGGCGCAGGCAACGAAGGTTATTTGCGTTTTTTTAACGGACATGACACCGATGGCGACTACTACATGCCAACAGGAAGTATCGACCCAACTCTCGGAGGTTCACGCTCTCTTAATTACGCAGGTTCATATTTAACAGAACCTATTCATACAGGCGGATTTGCTCGAATGCTTAGAGGCAATCTATCAAAAGAAATTAAACATACCTTTTTTACAAGTGTTTACACCGGCGAAGCCCCGCAGTCATCTCTTTCCTTTGCAGAAGACAGACCTTCAAAATACCTATTCAATGTCAAATCCCCTGCGCAACAACGGTTTCTTGTTAATACTATTTACAACGACGCAAACTCAAGCCACACATCAAGAATCCTTACCTATGACGGACAACTGCGTATGCGTGGCATTGGTGAGATGTTTCACTTGCGATTAGCAACGCATAAAATTGGCGATTGGGCTTTTGACAATTACACTCTAAAAGTTGGCTACAAAAATACCGCTTCTTATGACACTACAAGCGACGATTTTAGCGACAGTGCATCGTTGGCTACTATTGACATATCCCTTGCCAATTTAGGCATTACAGGGGCGTTAAATCAGTGGCAAGAAGGACAGGCTAATGCTACTGCCTATAATCCCGATGCTGTTTGGGCGGATTTGTATGTTTTCTTTAATTTTACAAACAATACATGGCAAGCATATTCAAACGATAATACAACTGCATTTGCAACAGGCTCTATCAATACAAGCGTAACAAGAGATACTGCTAAAGGATGGTCTCTTGATGCTAACTGGTCTAATAATGGTTCGGAAAATTGCGTAGTTCTTGATACACTAATTGATAGAGCGGCAGTTTGTTTACCTCTTAACTGGCGTTTAGGGAATGCAATAAGCCCACCGCCTATCAGTTCTATGACTTGTTCAAGCGGCGCAGATAGTGTTTCCTCAATGTCAATTACAATTCTTGATGATATGAACGAATACTCTCTTTCTGCTCTTACAACTGGTTCTTCTGCAAGCGAATGGCGACTTCTTTCTTTTAGAGATGACGAGGCTCGCCCTATTTGGTCGGGTTATCTCGAAGAAATTGCGCACTCTCAAAACAGCCACCAACAAACACTCGAAACAACTCTTACTGCAAGAGATTCCGCAGGTATTCTTGATAGAGTATTACCAATATGGGAAACGGGTCAAAACGCTCACTTTTCACTAAACCAACACATTTCAATGGATGCTGTAAATACAAAGAGAGCGTATGATACTCAAGCATTAACAAGTTCTATGTTGTTTGGTTCTTCGCACTTAACTATCGGACAAAACACATTAGGTTTTAACGAACATGATTCTTTTTCTGCGCATGAAAATCCAAGAACGCATTTGTATTCCGGACAAGCAATTCAAATGTATATTAACGAAGACGAAGCAGGCCCAAATAATCTTGAAAAACAATGGGAGGGCGGAGGCGCAGAAAATACAGATGCAGGAGGCGCAGACAATACATGGTCTTTGTGTGAAATAGTAGGTTATTCAAGCGACCTAACGGCAGATAAATTAGCGTTTTATGTTAAATATGATGATGAAACAAACATTACTTTTGCGAGTGCTAATTCAACAAGAAAAGTAATTACTCAATACAAGGGGTTATTGTCATCCGGTGGTCGAATACATGTAAAAGGCACAAATGGATATGACAATACATCAAGTGGTTATCTCATTAGCAGTATTGAAGTTGTTCGCAACAGAATACACAGCGCATTGACAAATGCGGTTGGAACAAGAGATGATGACATGTGGGTAAAAATTGTTACAACAACAGATATGCCAACAGGAGTAAATGATATTCTCTTTGAAGTTGATTCAATAAAGGTATTGAACTGGGGTGCTACTGGCGGTCAAAACTATGCTACTCAACAAACATCACAGGGCTATACAAATCCTGCGTATGACACTACTTTAGAAAATGAAACACTTGTTGAGGTTGTAACTGATAGGGCGCATAATTTGTCATTCGGAGATATATTCAAAATTGAAAATGGAATGTCACCTAATACTCAAGCGGGAAACTATTACATTCAAACACAGTTTAGGGTTATCAAAGCCCTTACAACGACTAAACTCCTTTGTATTAGCCCTCGCATGGAACAAGGAGTCCAAACATTGACGGCGACAACTGCGGCCGAAAAAGGTCAAGCAGTAGATTTGCGCAAACTATCTACGCACGCATCCCCTATTCCGAACAGAGTTCCGAAAGTATTACCTTTACTTGCTTTAAGACAGTCAAACGGAACAGGGATTTTTGATTATGGGTCATACAGTTCAACTGGCGACTTTGCAAAGTTTAACAGTGTTAAACATAGCCGTGTTCATGCTCGTTGGATGCGTGATTTGCCTTTGTCTCCATTCTTTAAGGCGCAGTTTGGAATTATTGACCCTATCCCTTATTGGCGCACAGGAAAAGGTTCTGCTCTACATTCCGTTCTTTCGCCAAATTACATTGCCGCACACGGACATGTAGGGTATAACAGCGATGGAACAGCGACGACATGGAACGGCATTAGAAGTAATCAGCACAGTTCGGGATTCCTTGACAAAAACACTACTTCAATTCATTTTGATGAAGCAGGTCTTTGGTGGTTTATCAAACGATACAACATGGAAGACGAAGGATTTATCCTTGAACTTCTTGATACAGATACAGGCGATATGAATTATTGTATCGCAAATGGCGTTACAACTCCAAGCGTTGAAGACAGTCTTACATGGGATTCCGGAACTGGCAGATTTACAACAGGAGGCCAAACTGTTTCAAGGGGAGACATTGTCATCCATGAAGGTTTCGACCACTATGACTTAAACGGTGTTTTTCAAGTAGCATCGCAATTGGCAAGTAGCACTGAATACTACGCAGAAAGAATTGAGTTTGAGCCAATGATTAACGAGTTTTCTTATGTCAAATCTGTTTATCAAGGTGGTTCTCAATGGTCTGCGGGTTCTGCGCACTATTTTAATGACCCCGATGCAATCAAAACCAAAAGAGACAGAATAGCATTTGTAGGTGGACCAACAGTTCAACAACCTCCGGCAACTCAAACAGGAAGTTTGCGCAAAGGCAATATCGAAATAACAGGGGTAAAGGGAATCAAGCAACAGTTTGATATTTCAAAAACAATTGTTAGTCTGCGCAAAGTAGATGAAAGCAATGGTTACAAGCACTTGTATGTTCTTTGGGCGGATATGCGCAATGACGGAACAGCAAACGCAGATGGCGGAAAGCGAACTACTGATTTTGGAATTATTTTGCCAACAACAAAGAATTACAAGGTAAATGTTGCACTTGCAGACCAGTTCGATGAAAACGGAGAGCCGGATATTTTTACAGAGTTAAAAATTGGCGAAGATGTAGATATTTGGAAGTTTGACGCAACCGCAGAACCATTTAGCGGTGTTGCTTGGTCTGCTTTACGCAACGGAAGCGACTATGAATCAATTGATGACAGGTATGCAGGTTGGAAAGACAAAGGCGGCTCATTCCTTATTATCGACGCATCCCGATTTTACAACTTAAATACTGCCGCAACAGGTGGTCGGACTGGATATTCAAGTGGTGGGCTTGTGGACTTTGGCGATTATGTCCTTGCTACAAAAGGATTCCCGTTTTTGACAGACGCATATTATAAGTCTGCAATATCATCTTACAAAACAAGTGCGGGAACAACAATACATCATCACCCCAACTCTTTGTTTATGCTTAACGACAATACAACTTTGACTTCGGACATTGCTCTTGGAGGCACTGTTCTTTATGTTGATGATAATAGTCAATTTTCAACTGCCGGAACAGGTGCAATTATTTGTCAAAAGGGTAGCAATAGAGGACAAGAGGATTTGGTTTACTATTATTCTTGGACTGGAAAGGGAACTGATGCGACACTTGGAGATAAATTAACAGGCGTATTTATAACAAGTTTGCCAAATGCAGAAGACCCTAATACGGTTAGAACTCTTGTTGCAAGTGAGCGTGCAGGTTACTCAAGCCCTGCATCAAGAGCAACTATCACACTAAAAACAACTGCAAACACTTCGGGTATTTTTGAAAAAGTTCTTGTGTTTAACACACCTTCTGCGTTATTCCCGTTGCGACTTTCTGTTTTACTTGAAGGATTAGTGCGCACAGAAAACAGAGGAACATACTACGCAGATGATAAGTTGCGAAGTATTTACTCAATTACAACAGCAGACACATGGGCGAAAAACACTACAATGCCTTGTATTTATGAAATGCCAAAGACAAGACACATGCCAATCGCTGTTAATTCGGCCACAAAGGACTCATTCGGTTCTATGTTTGATGCAAAAAGTATGACTGTGATGAACATTGCATCCAACATTATTCAAAAGGATGGAAACGGAATAGGTGCAGAGCAAACGACATTTAACTGGCTAATGGATAGAGACAATATCCTTACCATTCGACAGCAAATACCCTCCAACATTGCTTTTACAAGAGCAAATCTAAAACATTCAACAATGAATACAAGAATGGGTGCGCAGATTACAAATGTGCGTGTATATTACAACGGAAACACTAATTTTGCAGAATACCCAACTCCCGTCGAAGGTGCTATGACCCGATGGCGTGTATTACAACACCCAAAGGTTTTCAGTGAAGTTGAAGCAATGGCTCTTGCAAAACAAGAGTTTTTGCGTGAGTCCAATACGCAAGTTTCTATTCAAGCAGAAGTTTTACTTCAAGCCGGAGAGAAAAGCAAAATGTTATCCGGTGGCAGATATGGATATGTGCAAGATGTTATGCGCAGAGGTTTTGCTTACAGTAGAAAGGCAAATGCTTCTTGGACTAATTTATGGGGCGGTATGCCATTTAACGGAGTTCAAGACTTTGCGCACTCACCTCAAACTTTGTTTAGGCATTCTTTAGATGCTACTTCGCTTACAGGCGCAGAAACAAGAAACGATAGCATTACTACTGTTCAAGCAATTGTTGAAAATCAAACAGTCTTAGAAGCGAAAGGAATACATGTTCACGGTGCTACTGGAAACCATACTCAAGTAGGCAACATAGTTTTTACAATAAGTGGGCCAAGTTGCACTGCGCAATGGGATGCTTCGGGTGCAGGTTACGGTTCTACTATTGTTTTACAGAATGGATGGAATACAGTTGTTGGCAATGCTTCGCAAAGACTTTCAATATATTGCGATAGCGGATTTACCCCTCATTCGGGTCTTCATGGGGTAAATTATCAATTTGGTATTTCAAGAAGCAATGGAATACCACACTACGGAACAAACAGTTTAACGCCTTGCTTAAAAATTATCCATGTTGATAAGAACACACCAAAGTTAAGCGAAACTTCAAACAATGAACTAAGGCTTGCGATTAGCATTCACGGTGCTTCGGGCAATGGTCGTTCAACTTCGCCAGTGAGCGATGCAAATACATACAAGTTATGGCTTTTGGATTACAGATTTAACGAAACGACAAGTGGTTCTGCGGGTTCGGAAAAACCACCAGTATATAGTGTAAATAATCTGCTCGGTTCTGCTTCTGTCGAGATTACAGGAAACGGTATGTTTGAAGTGCAGTTGCCTTCTTCATACTCAAGCACAGCAAAAAAAGTTATTTTTTCTGTCGATTATGACTATTTACAAAGTGTTGCACGCATAACAGGAAGTAATTCATCGCAGATTTACAATGCGCATGACATTACAGGTTTAACCACATACAACGGACTTGGTTTTAATGTCACAAGCGCATTCCCTCTCGGTCATAGGATTGACGCAGGTATGGGGAAACAAGCAGAACTGCGCACAGCATTTTATGCGCCTCGTCTTGCTATTGTAGATGACATAAATTATGTTCCCGCTTCTACGGTGTCTTTCACTGATACTCACAGCGATTTGACAAGTGAAACTCTTAACATTGCAGGTATTACTTGGGATAAAAAAGAGAGTGAAATTGATAAGGTTTCTTTGGATTTACAACGAACTGAAAAACACTTTAGATACACACTTGCGGGTGTCTTTAAGCAATTTCAAGAAGACGGAGGCTTACCGAATAGGCCACCTCGACCCGAATTGCCTCCGCCAACCATACCGCCAGTTTCACCTCTGCCGCCAATGGGAGGGGGAGGGACAATTCCCGCTCAAGCATTTAACAAAGTTGGCGCAGGTGGCGATGCAACTTCTACATACGCAGGCTTGAGTCTTAACCTTATCAATAGAGGCTCAATAAGGGGTCTAAAAGGCAAAGCATCCTTTGCAACCGATGTGGGGCTATCCGACGGTTCATTTAGCGTTATAGGGCAAAATAGGCCATCTACTGCGCTTTCATCGAATAGGGATATTGACGGCATCGAATCAACAATGATGAGTAGCGAAGGCGTAAGCATTCCTGCATCCGATGGATTTGTTTTGGGTGGAATTATGAATCCCGAAACAGGCGCACAGGGCGAAACACACAGCCACAGCATCAATGTGCGTGTGCCAAACGATGTATCGGCGGGTGGATTTGTAGAAGTTATTGCGCAGTTATCCTTCGAGGGTGATGAATCACTAAACGGGGTATTGACAACTACTGCGACCTGCGCAGAAACGGGGGCGACAGTAAGCCAAACAACCTCTACAACTGGTTCGACAGCCCGACAAAGCAAAAATCTCTTTTCAAATACTGCTCTAAACGGCGCAGAAGTAGCAGGCAACACACTGACAATCAAAGTAGAGCGTAGTCCTGCGCAGGGCAACGATAACGCAGGTTTTTCTTCTATAACGATTCATTCTTTGTCTGTTAAAATGCGCAGATATTCAAATCTCGGTGTAGCACAGAGCAACAGTATGAAGCCATATTGATTGGTGGAGTCGAAGGGACTTGAACCCTTAGCCTCTCCGTCGCAAACGGAGTGTTCTTCCGATTAAACTACGACCCCAAAAGGATGCGGGAGGCGACGAAGGAGGAAAACAAGACACAGAACCGAAAGCCCATCGGAGGTATGTTGTCGCTCTCCCGCAATTAACCCTTGTCGCTATGCTTTATTAAACCCATGCCTTGCGCATGTCTTTAATCCGCCTTGCGGTTGTTCTGCCAACACCCTTAATTTTCATTAAGTCTTTCTGCGTAACCTTTGCCTTTAATAATTCCCCAAGAGACCCGTATTTTTCAAGTAATGCTATTGCGATTGGTTCAGTAATTCCTTGAATCGCAATCAACGCACGCAGTCTTGGGTCATCCGGCATCTCTTTGATGGCAGGTTGAAACCTTGTGCGCATAGCACTATTCATGTTGAGTATGGCGAGCCATTCTACGAAGTCATCCATGTTATTGAACTCGATTAGGCGAACTTTAGGAAACTGTGAGTAGAGGGTCATTTTGAAGGATTTGATAATTCTTTGTTGGCGCAGAATCTCTCTTGCTACTTCTTGTCTTTTCGCCTTGCGGCCTTTGAAGTATGGCTTGAGTGTTGTATTATACACTGCGAGGATTGGGTATTCGACTGCTTCGCATAGTTCGGCCAACTGATGTTTGACTGTGCGACCATTGCGCCCGATGCCGAGAATACTGCGGTAAAGGTCGTTTATCTCCTTTGCTTCGATGCCATAATCCCCGATGATATAGTCGCCAGTCTTGAGTCTTTTGACGATGCACTGCCCTTTCGGGTCAGTCTTGCGATTCCCGACTTTGACGAATAAACGATGGAGTAATTTGTCATTCTCCCTGTCGTCTGCGGTTATCATTGCGCATCACTGCGCAGATAAGGTATTTAAGCGAGCGTTTCAATAGAGAGGGTTTTCTGCCAATGGTTCATTCAAAGCCCAACGCAGGGACTTGATAACGCCACGCAGAGCATTGTAGTTGCGTATCGCCCTGCGCATTTCTGCTTGGTCGCCCCATGATTTATCCGTGAGGACTCGAAGCCATCCATCTCTTACTTTCGATGCTTCTTTCAGCATCTCTCTTATCTCTTCTTCATTGCGCACAGAACCAACACCCTTCGCCATTGCATAAATTATGTTTTCGATACCAGTTTGGACTCGGTGCGTGTTCATATTTTCGCACTGCGCCTGCTACATATTTTCGGGTAATCCCTTCGATGTAGTCTTGCCAACCAAGAGCCTCTATGAAAAGGCATATTTTGTCTGTTATATCATGGTTTTCTTCATTGGATAAAGCAGAGGGGGGTGCGTAGAAAGCCAACTGTCTGCGCATCTCTTGAACCAGTGCGACCCGAACATGATGAGGGGGATTTGATACACCGATAGCACGCTCAAGGCATGGGGGTAATGCGCATTCGCCGTTTGTTGCGCCGACTGATATTCCTTCACCGACTGAAACCTTTTTGCGCACAGGAATTGGATTGTCAAAAGCCCATTTTACTAAGTCAAAGCATTCACTTTCCGTAATAATACCTTGAAACGGGTCGATGTTGATGTTTTCCGGTAAAGGCTTTTCCGGAATCCGGTAATTGAAGGGGTCTTCTGCGAAGTCATGCGCAGGTATAGTTACAGCCCACTTCTTGCGTTTGGGGTTGTATGTTCCCGAAACCCTTGTCAATTTTTCCGGATAGCCGACTCCATCGAGACTACTCAAACCCTCTGCCATTTTCCTCTCATACCTGTCAAGGTGGATAGCCCATTCTCGGCCTCTTACGGGGCGTTTGAAGCATTGGTGGATATGAAACCCTCTGCCAGTCGCAACGAGCCTTACATCGCCCTCTAAACGCTTAATTAGAGCGGCTACATCATGCTTCACATCATCCATAGTGAAATCATCGTTCATATCGAAGTCCCACCATGCTCTATCCATGACGGCCGAATCATAATCTCCGACTTCATCGAAGGGGTATAGAGAGGTGTAGATTGAGGTTTTACCGTTCAATCTGCGTATATACTGAACGAAGTCTTGTCTGTTATGACAAATAGTTCGCTTGAGTCCGACTTGACGGGGGAATTGTAGCATACAAACCAACGGAGAGCATCAGTCCTTAAGAACCACACGATGATTGCATACTCCGCATACAGCAACTCGCTCATTGCCGGTATCAATATCGCCAGTTATTAGCATCATTGGTTTTCCTTTTTCATCGCTGACGGTCATTTCACCGTCGCATTCTGCGCAAATAATCATTCTTCTTCACCCTTGCTCTTTATTCCGATTAGTGCCATCGCTTCTTCATGTGTGCATCCACTATCCATAAAGAGAGCGTATGCTTGAGTATCTCGCCACTGCGTAGCCCACTGCCATTCGGGTTTCATTTTTTATCACCAGTAATCTCTGCGGCACACCGCTTGCAGTGTATCACACCCTCCATAGCAGGCCGGTGTTTCATAGGCTTTCTGCACTTTATGCGCAGATGTTCCGGAGGCATCATAGGTAAACGCCCGTCAATTCTTGCTCGCACTGTGCGGCAAAATCGCACCATTGGGGGCAGAAGTAGTCCGACCAAACCATAGGATTCTCATGTGCTTTTAGTCCGGCTACTGCTTTATCCAGTGCTTTGATGAATGCGTTGTTGCTACGGCTATTGACCTTTTCGACAATAAGGATTCCTTTATCCTCTCCGAGCATAACCTGTCTTTTGGAGTCATTAACCATTTTCATAACAAAATCCATATTGTCGCAGTCCGGTGCAAGGTATGCAAAGTGCGTGATTGGCCGAGTCTCGCCCATCAAGCGCAACATGTGCGCATAGTAGCATAACTCTCTGCGTGTGCGTGAAAGTTTACCGTCATTCATGTTTCCGGTCTTCAATTCATAAATACAAAGTCCACCGTCGGGATGAACTAATACTGCGTCGATGAGTCCGACAAGGACTACATCACGCTCTGCGTCATAGACTGCTCGGTATTCTTCATACTCTATCGGTTTGAACTTATCAATACCCCATAAATCAATGCGCTGTTGCTCAAGGTTCACCATTTCATCAATGCCTTCTTCATGTGCTTCGGCAGGGATTAAAGGCGCAAGGGTGCTTTGACCCTCCCAATTATCATAGAGCGTTTCAAGTCCAGTGTGTATGCGTGAACCTCTCTCCATCTGCGGAGTAGCAGGCATTCGCATATCCTTCAAGACAACTTTCTGCATCCAAAATTGGCGAGGGCATTTTGAGTATGTCATAAATGAAGACTTACTCAACTTAAGCAACTTCCCCTCTTCTGTGGGGTCATAACTTGAATTGACTTTCAATTCTTCAATTGACATTTTCGATGGTTCTTTCATTCTTCCTCATCCCGCAATTTATGTTCGCAGGCCGGACAGTTAATAGGCAAAGCAATATCCTCAAGAAGAGGTGTGTTGATTTTGAAACCACACTCCGAACATTCTTCTTTATGAAGAAGTCCTTGCGCCTCAAGCATCCGAACCATAACCATGTTTAGTTTGTCGCATTCTGCGAATACAACTCTCAACATTTGGTTCTGTTGCTCAAGTGTAGTAGTCATCTCCGCAAGTAGTGCTTGCATCTGTTTAACTGTGGGCTTTTTTGTGTCTCTCGCCATACTCTCACCACGCACCAGTCCTCATATAAACCCCTCGTCAAATCCAACCCATGCCGTCTAAACCATTGAGGGCATTCTCAAGTCGAACAATGTCCCATCCCATGACTTCATAGTATGGTGCAACTTTCTTGAAGACAAATCGCTCTGCTATGTGCTTGTAGCCAATCTGCGCAATACCTTCGACTTCGCTTGGGTCATCGAAAGCAATGTATTCACCCTTCTCGTTTAGAGTAGTCAAGAAGTAGTCATCCTTGCGATAACCTTTGCCTAAGTGCGTGTTCGCCCACTGCGCACCCGCTCTTGCTTCACCGAGAGTCGAGTATTCGCTTAGGTTTTTATTCAACTTTGCTTTTATGCAAAGGTCTCGGACAGGAATACGGCCGGATATTATGTCCGAAACCAAACCCTCAACTACTCCGGTGATTTGAGGTTCTGTTTTTTCCTCAAGAATGCCAGTGATGGTTGATTGCAAAGCAGACTTTAGCGCATTCGGCAATCGACCCTGCTTCATTTCAATACCCTTAACATAGACTTCGGGTTCATGTTTATGTCCGTCAGTCCATGATACGCTCGCCGCATAGCGGTTCTTAGCCATGATTAGGAATGTGTCGCACCATTTTTCAAACTCTGTCTCAATCGGACTCATGCGCTCATTAACTGTGCGCAGAAGTTCTAATCCCTTTTCCGGAGACTCAACATCGCACATAATCGAATCTGTATGACCGTAGCGCACTTTGCAACCTAATTCGTTTGCAATATCACGCAGTCGGAACAGTGTTTGTCTCGATGTAAATGTGATAGCAGAAGCAATATCGGGGTGATAAAACCCACACTTACTGTCTCCCGCCACACCATACATAGAAGCGACGAGGGATTTAGTCGCATACTGCAATGCGTCATACATTTTGCGCTCTTTATCAGTCTCCGCAGACTTCATCAATTGCTTGTATCTGTTGCGTAGAACAGTCATTTTATCCATTTGTCTGCCGAGCAATCCCTCCTTCTGCGCAAACTTAACTCCGTTCCCACAATCAACTCCGTTATCATCAAGCGTAGTCCAACAAATGTTATGCAGTTTGATGTTGCTATGATACATTGCCTTAATGTCGAGAATTGCAATGTTTGGATAGACACCGGCCACAGGAACTTGAATATCTGCGCCTTCGTAATCAACCTTCTCAAATTGAGGTTTGCTCGGTATCTGTTCTTTGAACTCTTCATCACGCAGAGCGAGAATAGGGAAAACCTTCGTTACATACGGTGTGGTGCGTATATCGCACTGCGCAATGTGTTGGACTGCGATGAAGTAATCCAATGCACCGACCAAATCGTTTAGTCTCGGTAAAAGGCGCACATCTTGGCGAGCATAGTCAAGGTATGTTCCTATGTCCGTAAAATAAGTATCATGGCCGTCTTTCAAATCAACCTTAGTCTCTTTCAAGCAGTATGTCGATACTGCGCCTAATCCCATCGAGGGGAGTTGTCCGTTCTTCAAAGTCCATAACTTCTTAAAAGCAATCATCAAGTCTATGGTGTTGTAGCCTGCTATGGGTTGCGCCCACTCTCCGAAGTCATATCGGACTCTGCGCATAGGCGAAAGTGTGCGTATGTCGAGGCCATTAGCCTTGAACCTCTTGAATAGTTGTTGGCAGTCTGCATTGACTACATTCCAACCAGTGAGTATGTCGGGGTCGGACTTGCGCATAAGTCGAGCAAAGGCTTGTAGTAATTCTTTTTCGTTGTCGAAACACTTGAACTTGCGCTTATCGCTTACGCATTCTTTCATCCCGTCGGGATGGTCTTTGCAAGGGATTGCATCGTAGAAACCCGCTTCATAGTCGGGGTGAGTGAATAGAACATACTCCCCATCCTCCGAATCCTCGATGACAATAATAGTTATTTGGCCGGAGTCTGTCATCCACTCCATATCGAAGAACCATGTTCGATGCTCATACATTGGTATATTGACACGGTTCTCAACGAGAACTTTGTTCGGGTGCGCAATGTTCGCCTCCCATGTGCGCACTTTCTTTGCCGCATCCTTCAAGTCATCGGTATTATCGAAAGTCAGTTTGCGTAAGTCCTCTCCGTAAAGTCCCTTGTAGGAATCGGAGGGCATAACCGCAAACGGTGCATTTAATTTGCCTATGCTGTCGCTTTCAATGTAGCAGAAGGGTTGCGCCGACACAGTCCTCTGTTGCCTGTTCCCGTCTGCATCCCTATATCGGATTAAGACGCTATTCTTCTTCGTTCTCTCTACTATCACTGTTAAGCCTCCAAATGTTATGATGAGCAATGTCCTCATAAACCCATTGGTGCATAATGTCCTTTACATCATCAAACGACTCAACCTTAGTGTAGCCAAGAGAAAGAACAACCGACTCAAGACGAGTCGAACTTATTCCCTCAATTGGGTTAATGATTGTAATTTTAGGAATACTGCGCAGTAAATCGGATTTGTTGCGTTCATTCAAGAGGTGCTTATGCAAACCCCTGCTTCGCCATTCCTTGCGCACATAAGTATTGCCAACAAACGCAAAGTCTCCTATGCGCAAAGAGCCAGTATATGCAATTGCTTTTTCACCGACCCAAAGAACCCAAAAAACCATTTCATCGAAAATACTCGGATAACCTTTATCGGTTGCGCATAGCAGTGGTTTGCCCCAATCCCCTTCTAATTCTGTATGTGAGAATGCAAAGGTTATGCGCATATCCGAGAGCATCAAAATAACTCCTTCATCCTCTTATGCGCCTGCGATGGAGGCAACCATTCTGTTTTACTATCCTCTAAGGCACGCTCGGCCAAATCAATGCGTGAATCAACATACTTTTCGTTATGCTCGATTGCATCGTCTGTTTCAAAGTCCTCCATTGTCAAAACACCCGTAGTAATAAACGAGACTGCCTCGCATGAACCGCATTTGAAATCCGAAACATTCACCGGAACATAACCGGCCTCAAACTTTTCTTGAAGACCTTCTAAGGTATCGTTCATCATAAATCCGTGAGTCGTCAATTCCCTGCTTTTCTTGTCCCATTCCTTAGAAACCTCCCACAAGTCCGGAAAGTCTTTGTAGAGACTATACCACGACGCAGTGCTTTGTTTAGGGCAGTGAAAACAACCAAGACGGTTAAATGATTTGTAAAGCGAATTGCCAAGTCCCAAATGCTCAAGGTAATCTAAACAATCCGATTCAGTCCACTCCCATTCGTTGAGGGGATAACGGATTTGAGGGTCTTCTCTTATGCGCCCTTGCTCATCATACGCAATGCCAACATAAGTCCATGTAGCATTCTTTTCCTTTGCGTATGCGTCGAGCGGCTTGATTTTAGCCTCTCGACTCCACCAACAGGGGAGGCGGATAAGAGGCGCACCCCTTGTCTTTCCTTCATTCTCCCCTCTTGTTATTTTGCCGAAGAACCAATCATCCCATGAGTCTTTAGGCTCAACCTTCTCAATGACTAAGTTCTTATCCGGCCAACGCTTCTGTATGTATGATTCGATAAAGTCGATGTATGAATACAGTTCGGGGAACTCAAAATGTGTGTCCGAGAATACAATGTGTGTGACTGGGTAATTTATTGGGTCATCCAGTTCAAGCATACGCAGAAGCATGGCAGTCGAGTCCTTGCCACCGGAAAAATTAACT